TAGATGAGATATGGGGGTCCGAGGTAAATTTGTATATGCCCAATATGTATGCAGGTACCACCGACCTAGTAGGACAATACAAAGGCCAACCCTCTATCATGGACTTCAAGCAGACGAACAAGCCTAAGAAGGTTGAGTGGGTGGTTGACTACTTCCTACAACTTGTAGCCTATGCTGAAGCACACAATGAAATATACGGCACTAACATTCGAGAAGGACATGTGTTTATGTGCAGTCGTGCGGGAGAGTATCAGCAGTTTGACATTTGGCCAGACGAATACAACGAATGGCGACAAGAATGGTACAACAGAGTCTACCAATATTACGAACAACACGGCTAAATATGTTTAACAGGAGAATATAGATGGCTGTAGTACAAATTAGTCGGATACAAATCAGAAGAGGACGTAAAAATAGTGGATCAGGGTTACCCCAACTTGCAAGCGGCGAGTTAGGATGGGCTATTGATTCTAGAGAATTATACATTGGTAATGGTGCAGTTTCTGAAGGAGCACCAGCAGTAGGAAATACCAAAGTATTAACAGAACATGATGATATTTTCCAATTTGCCAATACGTACACTTACAAAGTAGATAGAGCTTACATCCAAACCGGAGCATCTGCATCAACTCCCGTTGAAAGATCATTACAATCGAGATTAGATGAAATTGTTAGCATCAAGAGTTTCGGACCAGATGGTGAAACTGGCACAGATCAAACAGCATCTATCCAAAGAGCTATTGACAATTTATATATAAACAACAGTACTAAAACCAATCCAAGTGCTAGAGAAGTGTTATATTTTCCAGCAGGAACATATGAAATAAGCGATACAATTTATATTCCACCTTATGTATCAATAGAAGGTGCAGGTAAGCAAAAAACAAAAATTATTATGACAGGCACTAATCATGCCTTTGAAACTGTTAATTTCACAAGTTCACCTGGTTCTCCTGCAACTAATCATTCTACTGATGATGAAGATAATCAAGCGCAATTTATTCGTGTAAGCGACATGACAATAGAATTACAAAATCAAACTAAATGTTTTGTATTAGAAAATTGTAAACATAGTAACTTTTCAAATTTAGAAATTATAGGACCATGGGATTCATCGGATCCAGTTAATAATAACAATATTGCATTTGAAATAAATGGATCAAGTCTCATCTCAACATCTTCAAAAGAAAACGATTTTGTTGATATTGATATAACTGGGTTTTCAACTGCAATTAAATCTATTACAGATATAACTTATAATACATTTAAGAATTGTAGATTTAGTGTAAACAGTGTTTCGTTTGTTCTAGGAGATCAAAACACCAAAGGTAGTCCAGGCTCGCAAACACTAGGACCCAGCAGTAATCTAATACAAAATTGTTATTTCATTGATATTAACACACATGCTATTAATTTAGATGCAGGTACAAAAAATATAATAAGAGACAATTACTTTATCAATGTGGGTAATGATGGAAACGGAACAGAAGAAAATCCGGCTCATTCAATTGTAAAACTAATAGATAGCGGTAACCTAATAAGTGGTGTACAATTTGATAGAACGGAAGTACTAGCTCCATACGTAGTCGGATCATCTGACATAGTGCCTTATACACCTGAAGTAGAAGGACTATCATTCTACAACAACGATGTAATTGTATCATCAACGCTGACACAGATTTTGCCTACAAATGCAACTGAGTTATTTAGACTACCGGCAGATACTATACGAACATACGAAATAGAATATGTTTTCCAAGCAAGTGGCTCTACATCACAAGGTATACGCAAAGGGAAACTAAGCATACATGTCGATCCAACAGCTACAGGAGCTCAATCCGAATCATCAGTTGATGACGATTACACCTGGACTGGTCTTTCATCAGACGGTGATGCACTACAATTCTATGTAGAGCTTGTTGATTTAGACAGCGATCTGTTAAAGGAAACAGCAGTAGTAAAATACAGCAATACTCTTGCTGGTCAAGGAAATATAAGATATAAAATTAATAGTTATACTTAATGACTTATGAAAAAAGACTGAAAGATTGGTCAACATTTAGAGAAGGCTTGACAAACTCTCAAAATCCACTACAAGATGTGATAAATTATTATCTTGACTTTCCTGTGTGCAGCATATATACTGATCCATGGGATCCTAAGACTTGGCCAAGTCCGTGGGAATTAATTGAAGAAAATGAGTATTGTGAGTATTGCATTATTCTAGGAATGTGTTATACTATACAATTAAGTGAGTGCTTTAGTGATGCTAACATCGAGATACATATTGGTATAGATGAAGCAAATTCAAGCTATTATTATCTACTTTATGTAGACAGGAAGGTATTAGGTTATGATAAAGAAGCGTATGTTGACAAGGATTCTATTCCACAAAGTTTTCGTACACAAAAAATTTACCACATGCCTATCGAACAATAAATATCAAACTAATTAAAAAAAAGGGAGTTAAAATGTCAAACGGTACAATGATCGTAAAGCGCGATGGCACCCGCGAAAATCTAAACATTGATAAAATTCACAAAGTAGTGGAATTTGCATGTGAAGGACTCGCAGGCGTCAGTAGTTCACAAATTGAAATGAATGCAAACATTCAATTCTATGACGGGATGAGCACAAGTGAAATCCAAGAAATCTTAGTAAGAAGCGCAAACGATCTTATATCGTTAGAATCACCAAATTACCAGTATGCCGCGGCACGGTTGTTGTTGTACGGAACATACAAAGATGTGTTTGGCGATTATAAAACTTTGCCCTTTGTAGATATGATTAAAGAAAATATTTCTCGTGGTGTTTATGATGCAGAAATATTAGAAAAATATACAGCTGATGAATTAGAAAAATTAGATAGTTACATACATCATAGACGTGATGAGAACTTTACATATGCAGGATTACGGCAGGTAGTCGACAAATACCTTTGTCAAGATAGATCATCAGGACAATTATTTGAAACGCCACAATATATGTATATGATGATCGCCGCAACTTTGTTTGCAAACTATCCAAAAGAGGACAGACTATACTATGTTAGGAGGTATTATGATGCGACCTCATTATTTAAAATCAATATCCCAACGCCGGTCATGGCTGGGGTTAGGACTCCTGTACGACAGTTTGCATCTTGTGTACTTGTGGATTCTGCTGACACTCTTGATTCTATTTTTGCCAGTGATATGGCTATCGGCCGTTATACTGCCCAAAGGGCGGGTATCGGGATCAACAGTGGACGCATACGTGCAGTCAATTCGAAAATCCGTGGAGGGGAAGTCGCACACACCGGAATCGTCCCCTTCCTCAAAAAATTCGAAAGTACCGTAAGATGTTGTACTCAAAACGGAGTTAGAGGTGGTAGTGCAACTGTGCATTTCCCGCTTTGGCACTATGAAATTGAAGATATCCTTGTGTTAAAGAACAACAAAGGCACAGAAGACAATCGTGTTCGCAAACTAGACTATTCAATTCAACTTAATAAATTGATGTATGAACGTCTACTAGCAGGTGAGGAAATTACGCTGTTTAGTCCACAGGATGTTCCCGGTCTTTACGAAGTATTCTATTCTGACCAAGACAAGTTCAAAGAGCTTTATGAGCAGTATGAGCGTAAGACTAGTATTAGAAAGAAAAAGATTGATGCTATGGAACTGTTCTCAGCGTTAATAAAAGAACGTGCAGAAACAGGACGTATCTATATTATGAATGTGGATCATGCGAATACACACAGCTCATTCAAAGATACAGTTTACATGAGCAACCTATGTCAAGAAATAACACTCCCAACTAAGCCGCTTGAACATATCGATGACGAACAAGGCGAAATTGCCTTGTGTATTCTAAGTGCAATTAATGTAGGAACTTTAAAGTCGTTAGATGACTTAGAGGAGTTGTGTGATCTTGCTGTCCGTGCCCTAGAAGAAATTATTGACTATCAGCGTTATCCTATCAAGGCTGCAGAGATTAGCACAAAGGCTCGCCGTTCATTAGGTGTAGGATATATTGGACTAGCACATTACCTTGCAAAAAATCATGTCAAGTATGATGATCAGGATGCATGGAAATTAGTTCACGATCTAACAGAAGCATTCCAATATTACTTACTTAAAGCAAGTAACAACATTGCTAAAGAACGTGGTGCTTGTGAATACTTCAACCGTACTAAATACGCAGACGGCATACTTCCTATTGACACATATAAGAAAGATGTTGATACTATTGTGGAGAATAAATTAAACTATGATTGGTCTGCTCTTAGAAAAGACATTACCCAACACGGACTACGGCACTCAACACTGTCCGCACAGATGCCATCGGAGAGCAGTTCCGTTGTGTCTAACGCAACAAACGGAATTGAACCACCTAGAGGATACTTGTCCGTTAAGAAAAGCAAAAAAGGGCCTCTTAAGCAGATTGTCCCACAATATCAAAGCCTTAAGTCGCACTACACCTTGCTGTGGGACATGCCTAGCAACGAAGGTTACATCAACATTGTCGCAGTAATGCAAAAGTTCTTTGATCAGGCTATCAGCGGAAACTGGTCATACAACCCAACACATTTTGAGAATAATGAAGTACCTATGAGTGTTATGCTACAGGACATGCTAAACACTTATAAGTATGGATGGAAAACTAGTTACTATCAAAACACTTATGATTACAAGACTGATGGTGATATAGTAGAAGAAGAAGCACCGCAGGCAGTAGAATTACCTCAGTCTACCGAAGAAGATGATCTTTGCGAGGCATGTGCAATTTAGAGGTTGACTTTACATCAAAAGGATGTATACTAGTATTATAAGGATGGTGAAATGGCAAAGACTGTATTCAATCAAGAAAAAGTAGACTTTACAAAACAAAACATGTTCTTCGGAGCAGATCAAAACACTCAAAGATATGACGTATTTAAATTTCCTGTTTTTGATAAACTTAACCAAACAATGCTTGGTTATTTTTGGAGACCAGAAGAAGTAAGTTTGCAAAAGGATAGAGCTGACTATGCTAATTTCCGTCCTGAGCAAAAGCATATCTTTACATCAAATCTAAAATATCAAACACTATTGGATAGTGTTCAAGGACGTGGTCCATGTTTAGCTTTTTTGCCACATGTATCATTACCTGAACTAGAAGGCTGTATTGTTACTTGGGACTTCTTTGAAACAATCCATTCACGCTCATATACACACATCATGAAGAATGTGTATCCAGATCCAACTGAAGTCTTTGATACAATCTTAGATGATGAAAAGATTATTGAAAGAGCAACTAGTGTCACAAAAAATTATGACGCTTTCACTGATGCCGCAGATGCATTTAATCATCGCGGCAAAGGATCGATGCGTGATGTTAAAAAGAAGTTGTTCCTTGCAATGATGAATGTAAACATTCTAGAAGGACTACGCTTCTATGTTTCATTTGCTTGCACATTTGCTTTTGGCGAACTTAAACTTATGGAAGGTAGTGCAAAGATTATTTCACTTATTGCTCGTGATGAAGCACAACACCTTGCACTTAGTACACACATTCTTAAAAATTGGATATCGGGTAAGGATGATCCAGAAATGGTTTCTATTGCCAAAGAATGTGAAGAAGAAGTTTATGAAATGTGGCGCACTTGTGTGGCAGAAGAAAAGGCTTGGGCAAACTATTTGTTCAAAGACGGAAGTATCATAGGACTGAACGAAGCCCTATTACATCAGTATGTTGAACACATTGCTAATCGCAGACTGAAAGCATTAGGTTACAATACTATTTTTGATGCACCAGTAAATACAAATCCATTACCGTGGACACAACACTGGTTGAATAGTTCAGGCCTACAAGTTGCCCCACAAGAAACCGAAGTTGAATCATATATCATTGGCGGCATTAAGCAAGATGTTGACAAAGATAAACTTAAAGGATTTAGTTTATGAACACTATAGTTTGGAGTAAACCTTCGTGTCCAAATTGCACAAAGGCTAAAGCTCTATTGAATAAATTAGAAATACAATTTGAAGAAAGGTCATTTGGATCAGGTTGGAAACCAGAACAACTGTTTGAACAATGCAGTGCAGAGGGTTTACCACAACCAAGGACAGTTCCACAAATTTGGTTACAAGGAAAATATGTCGGCGGCTATGACCAGTTGGCTGATTATATTGAAAACACAAACTTTAACGGAACAGGACACGGACAATAATGCTTATTGAAGCACCATATAAAGTAGGTGACACTGTCACTATCAAAACAGCCGCTGGCGAAGAAATTATTGCAAGATTAGATAGCGAAGAAGGATCTAAACTTAAGATTAAGAAACCAATGGCACTCACAGCCGCAAATGGAGGACTTGGTTTAGTGCCTTGGGCATTTACAGTCGACCAAGAAAGTATTATCACTCTAAACACAGAGGCGGTAATGTTTATTGCAAAAACCGAATCAGGTATGGCAAAACAATATATAGAAAGTACTACTGGTTTAACAGTATAACATAGGAGAAAAGAAATGACTACAACCCATGAACAGATCGTGCAGGCGTTCAACAACTATCTAGCAGAAGCAGAAACTTTTGACGAAAAAGGCGTAAAGA